TTACTTTTGTATTCTGAGAAGGTGTTATTTCGGTATTTATCCACTGCGTGCTGGAGGACTGCAAATAATCGACTGCTGTATAGCCATCTGGTAGTCCGCTCTGCGCTTGCGCCTTTTGCCATATAAATCTGCGCCTGTTCACGTTCCCTCACCGACCTTCTGAGCCGCCAGAACCTTGTCCTTGAAGCTGAGCTCCCACGTCTCGCCGTTTTTGAAATCGGGCGCCGTGCCGATATATTTGGTGTCGGCAGGCAGAGTGACGGTGATTGTCCCGCTCGCAGCGAAGATCAGGCGCATCCAGCACTCGAAGTCACTTGTCGGGTAGGTTAAGGTCGATGTCGTGACATCGGCAAGCCGGTACTCGGTGTTGTCGGCAAGGGTGATTTCTGTGCCTGTTGCGACTTGCGCAGATACCGCTTTCGGCGTATAGCCGAGTGCAGTGATAACGTTGGCTTTTGTCACGTTTGCGTCCGAGCCGGGGTCTCCCTTGTCGCCCTTATCGCCTTTGAGTCCAACATCGGAGCCGTTATATTGGAGTTTGCCGTTGGCGTCGGAGAGCTTGTCAAGTGTATCTTTATTAGTGTGACTGTGGGAGTTGGGAACAAGCTCGTCGAGTGCATCTCGGACATTGGCGACAGTCGGTATCGCGTCGTTGGAATAAGCGATAGCGTTTGCGGGCATTTGTGCCATAGCGAATATGGTACCGTCTCTCTTGTCAATATTTGCAGTGAGCAAATATGCATCATAAAAAGATTCAAAAAAATAGCCTAATCCGGGTGCTGCATTAACGAGCGACAAGACGTATTTGTTTGTTTCGCCGTTTTCGGCGACTGTAAGAACTATGTTCTTATCCGCGTTGAATGCCGCGTCAATCTGTTCGACTGTTTTGTCGCAAGATATGACTGTATAGTTATCGCCGTTGGCTTCGACCGTCATTTTGATTATGAAATCGCCCGCTCCACCGCCACAGCCTAAAGCCTCGCCGTCATAGGTCGGCTTGCCGTCTGACTCCGCAAACTTATCAAGCACCGCTTTGTTGTCATGCGAATGCCGTGCGGCAGTGTTAAGCGCGATTTCGGCGGCAAGGCTGTGGCTCAACCGCTCTGTGCCGTCCGGGATTGACACTTTGGCCGTGCCAGTTATCATGGGTGCATAGCCGACTATCTCGCCCGCTCGGAATGCGACGAGCTGTGCCGCCATATTTCCGGACTCGGGCACGATGTCGCTCGTTATTTTGACGGTAATATGGCCGTCCGCAGGAGTCAACAGCTCGGTTTGTAGATACTCGCCGACCGTTGATTCAAAATAGACTCTGTAGCTGTCGGCGCCTTCGAGCTCGACGGGAACGGGGAGTGAAAGCTCCGTGAAGTTGTTCTCTGCTCGATATCCAACGTCATACCCGCGCGGGCGGGCATAATCAACCGTTATCGTTCTTGTTTGCATCTTTTTCCGCCTCCTCGTTCTCGCCCTCCACGGGCGTTTTTTCGAGCTCTGAGAGCATATCGGACAACAGTTCGATTTTGCCGCAAACCTTGGCAAGCTCGACTTTATTGACCTCTATCTGCTGTATCAGCTGCGCGTTGTGTTTCTGCAAGGCTTCGCCCTGCGCTCTAAGCTCCGCGAGCTTTTGATTTATTTCTGATTTCGTCATATATCCTCCTTATACGAAAGCGAGTCTCTTGCTGCCAGTTCCGCTCGACCAAAACCATATACCATCTTGCTTGAACGTCACTCGATATTTGCGCCCTTGTGAATCATATAACTGCACTTCGGCACGGTCGGTGTTTTCCGCGAATAAGTCGGCGCGGACATAATCATTACCGTCGGAATCACGCACTCGAACGGCGAATGACGGCCAGCTACCGCTTGCTGCGGTTATTGCTGCACCGAAATCTGTTGTGAAATTATCAGCCCCGTTTATTCCAAACGCTCTGTAAGCAAGGAACTCCCCCGGGTCGGTTATGTAGCAATCCTCGTTGACATTAAGTCGGCGTCTGATGTACGTCGCGTCTTTTTCTATCCGCGCGTATGTCGTGTCCCATTCTTGCTGCAAGCTGCTGTTGCTGTCGGTGGGGTCGGTAGGAATATATGTTCGCGTGTCCGCGTTGGACGAGCCGAATTTAAAGCCCGCGCTTGTCTTGCCTGAAAGCGTATAATCCTGCGTTGCCATTGTCGCGTACCACTTATAGTCGTCTTTCGAAGAATAGCACCGAGTGTTAGCCATATCAAAAAACTGCTGTGTGTCGTTGCCGCTCTTATACGACAGGCGCAAAACTCCCGACGATAGGTCGGCGATGTAGCCGTTTGAGCCAGTGACCGTGAAGCTACCGCCCTCTGTCGTCGTGCGCGTCACTTTAAGGTTGTGAAAAGCATACCAGCCGAGTGTTACAGCTTGGTCAATCTGCGTTCCTTTTTTATGTGTCGCAACGCAAATTCGAAAACGTTCGGGCGTATAACCGGGAGCGTATATTCTCCCCGTCGTGTCAATCGTCGTCACTCTCGTGTCGTCGAAAGAGGGCGGAATTACCGTCGCACACATCGACGACATCGCTGTCTCTCCGGCATCGTTCTTATACATGACCTGTATCCATGCAACGACATCCAATCGCGCACCGTTGCCGAACGCTCGATTATAGCCCTCGCCCGTCAAGTGAAAGACATCGCCTTTTTGGCAGCTTTGCCACGCGCTCGCCGCCTGATAATATGGGCTTGTTGTCGGATAGCTCGTAGGAGTTAGCCAGTCGGCGGTTATATACGGCTTGTGCTCGTCTTCGGCGGCGTATTCTGACGCCGATTTCCAACCCAAAGAGCTTGCATTGCTCGAAGTGAGCTCGGTGTTATAGCTTTGTTCGCTTGCACCTTGCAGATTAATACTTCCGCCGGATATATCTATGTCTGACGCAGAGATGTGGCCTGTTTCAAGGTTAAATGAGAATTGACCTGTGCCGCCTGTGATTATACCCGTTGTTATCGCGGTTGCGTTTATCCCCGCGCCCGTCATAGCGTTTGTGAAAATCTTTCCACCGTCTGTAGTACAGCCTATGCCGCCGTAGGTGCATTTAACGCCGCGTAGACCGTCTGTCGCGTAGCATTCCCAGCCGTCGGGATTTCCGTCCTTGTCAACGTCGAGAATGCGATAATAACCGCCATTTGCCCCGTTTATAGCGTCTGTAGCCGCCTTTATTGCTTCTTCCATTGAGTTCTTGACCTTTGTCAATTCATATCTTACGGAAGAGCTGACGGTGTCAAATGAGGTCTCTGTGGTGTCAAGGTTGGGCGATATTATCGTTGACTTTAAACCGCCCGAAAGGTCTAACTCCTGCTGAGCTACATAGACGGTGTACGTCTTGTTATTTTTGTCCTTGACGGTTATTATGTCGCCGACTTCCACGCACGGGTCTCCGCGCCATACGCACGTTGACGGCCACCATGACCGCCCGTTGTATCGAGCATATATCGCGTCTATCTCTGTTGGAGTTATAAGCGGGTTTGCGAAAGATATCGGAACACCCGTGCCCTTTGTGTATACGTTTTCGTCAATGCCCGAAGTTATTGCTTCGACCTTTACGGCATTGTCGGCAGATTTTGTAAATTCGCCTTTCCATTGAACATCTGCCGCCACCGTGTAGTCATAAGTTGTGCCCGGGCTAAAAAACCACGAGATATAAAGCTTTCCCGCTGTGTTTATCCGTGCGGACATTCCCGCGCAACCGACGCAAAAGCCGAGAACGTCGCGTTCGCTCTGTTCTGTCAATTCAGCCGCAGTTCCAACGCCGATAACGTGACTGTTCAAGGCGTTCTGTGCCGCCGTGTCTACATATGCAACGCTCAGGCCGTGCATACTTGCTATGTTCTCGACGATATCTTTCAATGTCGTTGTGTCGGTCACGGTGATTGACGGCTTCCACTTGCCGCCCATTTTGTCTATTTCGTCGTAGCCCGAAACGGTCAATGTCTGCCCGTCGTCGTCTGTCTCGGGCTTCTCTGTCGTGAAATAGCCGCACGGAGTGTAATAATAAGTCCCGTCCTCAAGCAAAATACCATTCTCGACAAAAGCTATCTTGTCGCGATATTTGAATGATTTGGACGGATTGTCGAACGTAGCGGAATAAGAGCTTGAACCGACATCGCCTATTGTAGCGTCCTCTCCGCTGTTGAGAGCTTGCGATATGCTTAAACTGCGCAAGCCCTCCAAAATTACAACGTTGTCGGAAACGAAAGAGCGAACTTCCGCGCTTACCGTATAATGTCCGAATGTTATTCGGCTGACAACCCGCCGTGTCCTCTTAGCATATGCAGCTCTGACCGCAGCTCTTTTGGTCGCGTTGGTTATCTTGTACACTGCTATGCCTCCTTATATTTCCGTCAGGTTGAAACTAAGCTCTTTATACGTCCAGAGATTTTCACTGAATATCTGCTCAATCTCAGACTCGAGCGTAGCACAATAGAATGTTTTCGTGTCAAATTTGCCCGTCATCGGGTTCGGCAACCAGCAATCAAAGCTGTCAGACAAGATTATATCCGCGAGCGCGACATATTGAGTGTTGGTGATACCGCTCGGCAGTGTTGCTGTATACTTGTTTTTACCCGTTATGATATCGCGGAACATCTTGCCTGTGTTATTGTCTCGACTGCTTTTGTCACTGTCGATAATGTTCGTTGACGGCTTCAAGCTCATCGGTGTGGGAAGTGCCGTCCAAGTTGTCGAGCTTGTTTTCTTGATTTTCATCACGGTCATAAATTCACCCCCACGAGAGGCGTTTTGCCCGTTCTTCTGACAACGCCGTTATGATATTCAATCGCCGACCGTCCTACAACTCTGCCGTCGAGCGTCGTATAAATCGTGACCGATATCGGGCGTGTGTTGTCTCCAAGCTCGCTCAATACCTCTTTTACCGCCTGTTTCATTGTTGACAGAGGCGAAACAACTTCGGGCTCGCGCTTGTTATCGCCGAGTATGGCAGTGTATTCGCCGTAGTTTCTCGGGACAACCGTGCCCGTAGCAAGGCGCGGTATACTAACCGTAGGAAGATTAAAGCCGAACCTCTTTCCGCCTATTCCGGGCACCCATTCGGGGATATTCCACGAGATTCTATTTGCTTTATTGACAACGGCGTTTATGCAGCGCTCGACGAGCGAAATTATGCCGTTGAGCCTGTCGCGCCCTGCGTTTTTGACTATATCCCACATCCTTGTTGCGCCCGAGGAAATCGAGTTAAAGACTTCTGACGCTTTATTTTTTACTCGGTTCCACACGCCGACGATGAAGTTGCCCGCAGAGTTGCCGAACGTCTTAATCATATTAAATGTGTAGTCGAATGTTCCGTTTTTCCTGCCGAGGTCAATACTCTTTTTAAACGCTGCAATTCCGAGCCCGATTAATACGGGATTGCCCATTGCAAGCCCCATAACGAGGAGAGCCGTTGACAACGACACCGCGCCCCACGTCAAGATAGTTTTTAGCCATTGCGGAGTTTCCGCGAAAGCTCCTGAAACCTTGCCGTAAGCAATGCCAGTTGCCATCATAGAAATTCCCGCGAGGATAAAAGGTATTCCCGAACCTGCGGCAGCTAAAAGAGCTATACCGACAATAATAAGCACCGCTCCTAAAATCAACTGTGCCCACGTCACGACCTGTTTAATCCACGGCGGAGTTTTGTCAAATGCGCCCGAGCCCTTGCCGAACGCCAAGCCTGTTATAACAAGTCCAACACCAGTCAGTGCCGCCTTTATGTTCATTGTTGCAATGCCTATCATAATCAGCGCAACGCCCGCCAGTACCAAAGCGTGAGAGAGTATAATCTTTATTTTCGCGTCCATTTCTCCGATATCGCTGTCAAAAGAGGACATAGACGCACCCGCGCTACTGCCGCCGCCCGAACTGCTGTCCGAGTTGCTGCTGAGCTGATTTAGCTCGTCGAAATTCGCGAGACTTCGTGCCGCCTTGTCCGCTGCTTTTCCGACTGCGCCTGTCGCTGTAGCCTGCTTATTAAGTGCCTTTGCGTTCTTCTGCATTTGCGCGACGGATTTACCGAACATTGCGGCGGTAAACTGAGCGACGAAAGCCGTGACCTGTTCAAGTACAAGCAACAGCTCTTTCAATGCGGGGAGTGCGACTTCGTAAATCGGCTGAAATGCGGTCAACAGATTTCCCTTGATATTGGCGAGAGAGGTCTGAACCTGTTTGTCGGTCGAGGTCATCGTTTTTAGAAGCTCTTGCAATTTTCTCAAAGCTCTTAAAATAACCGTAAACACAAAGACGCGCTTTGCAAGTCCCATAACTCTTTTAGAAAACCTGTTCAAGCTCTCTGTCGCGCCCGTCAAGCCCCTTTTAAAGTTGCTGGGTACTTTTGCGTCAAGGGCTTCATTAAGCTTTGTTTTGGCTATTTCCGCCTTGTTTTTGAGCCCTTCAAGCTTGCCCTCTGAAGTGGCTATCTTGTCCTCGTAAGCTTTGAGCTGTGTGTCGCGGTCGGTCTGATGTTTTGCTTCGGCTTTGCTCTCGATTTTTTCGATTTTTTCGAGAATTTTGTCGTACTCTTCCTGTAAGGAATGGAGCTTGTCTATCCACTGGCTTGACTTGCTGTCCGCACCCGCAACTCCCTGTTCCCACTGCTTGTCATATTCGGCGACTTGCTGTTTTGCTTCGGCGATTTTTGCTTTGAGCGTTTCTGCCTGTTCTATCAGCGGTATAGCTGCTTCGGGCTCAATATAACCGTCGTCGGCTTTCAACTCGGCATATTCGGCGCGTAGTCTCTCGATGTCCGAGATTTGCTTTTCAACTTTGGCATTTGCTTCGTCGACATTGTTCTGCAACTGCTTCATTTTTGCCGACGATTGGTCAACTTCCTTGCCGCCGAACGCCTGTTTGACGCGCTGATACATACGTGACACCGATTTGTTGACCATATCTGTTGCCTTGTTCACGCCGCTTGTATCGAATTTTGTGTCAAATTTGAGAGAGCCGTCAACCATTCAATCACCCCCGCTATCCTAAAAGTTTATTGAGCGCGTCACGTTCTGCCTGTTCCTGTGCCGAGTATTTGCGCTCAATGTCTATCATCTTTTTGTGTTCCTTATAAAATTCTTGCTCCCATTTGTCGAGCTTCTTGTTTTTGTTCCTTTTTTCACGTATTTCTCTAACGGTCGTGAATAAACACTCTCCTATTTCCGCAAAATAGCCGAGAAACGTCCACCAGTGCATATAAGGCACAGCTCGTGCCTCTTGCCCTGCCGTCTTGTTGACCGCCGAAAAAATCATTTTTTCATCTTGTGTCCATGACATGACCTTTTTTTGCCGCTGCTGGCTTGCTTCTCGGTAGTCCTCGCCGCCGTCAAGAAACCACGCCGCCTTTCTAAGCGCTTCATCGACTAGCTCCGGCGGTATGCTGTCCTTGTATAAGCACCTCAACATTACCTCCATGCGGTCATAATCGTTGAGTTCGGGGTCGTCAAACGCTTCAAAAATGATAAGCGCAACTCGGTAATCGGAACATATGTCATATTCTTTGCCTGCCAATTCGAGACAGGTCGGAAGATAGCCTATCATAAGCTATTTCTGAACCTTGCGGTCTCCGCTTCGTATTTCTTTATACGGGCTTCTGCCTTTTTGCGCTCTGCTTCAATGTCTTTTTCTATAATAGGTAAAATGGCGTTGAAAACGCGCTCAAAAAGCGGAACGCCGCCGCGAGTTGAAAGCGGCGAAGCAGAGCCGAACAGAACGTCCGCAACTTTTGAGTTGAAAATATAGTCAAACTGGCCGCAAATGAAATTCCCGAGGTCGCGGAGACTGTCTGCGGCGGCTTCTTCGTCGAGGTCTGCCGAACCGTCGCTCTTTATCTTTACGTTGTCATATTTTTTCATTTCTTCGTTTATATTGTTTTTAGCGTTTCGCAGACGCTCTATAAGTCCGTAATCAGCGGTATCTATACGGACAATTCTCTGCGGGTCGCCATTGATTTCGTAACTTTTAAAACCGTCGTCAAAGTTGATACTCTGAGCCATGTTCTACCTCCATCTACAACAGTAAAATTATTAGGGATTATTAATCTAAAAAGAGAGAGGGACTACGCTCGCAGCCCCTCTTTTTTCGTTAAACTGTGTCCTTTGTAAAAGCTTTTGTCGCAAGGTCAAAAGTACCTTTTTCGCGATTTCCGTTATAGTGGATTTCAAAGGGAATCTGTACACCGTCTTCGCCGCCTATGGACTGCGGTATAACTATAGCGTTCTCGCGATACGCCCATTCGCACGAACCGTCAGCCTTGAGCAGAACGTCAACAACGGTCGTCTCAAGCGCTGAACCCGTCGAGCGGTTATTGATTATATCCGCAAGGTGTTCATAGAGCGGGTCACCGCGATAAGCATAATAAGGGTCAACAGAGCCCTGCGGCTCATAGCCCTTGACATTGGTCGAGTTCTCGCCGAGAATGTTTTTCTTCGTCTCCGAATCGGGATTCATCTCTATGGCGTACTCTTCAAGGTCTTTGCCCAAACGGACATAGTTTACAGTTGTGCCATTAAACGACGCATCGATAAAGTGTGCCAGATATTTACGCTCTATCTTTTCATTGGTTACAACAGGGTTGGGCATTTATAACTCCTCACTTTCTATGGTATATTCGGCGTAGATTTGGAGCTGATATGTCACGCCGTCATTGACATTGCCTGTCGGCACTGCAAAAAGCATTGCATTCGCGCAGCTCATCTTCGTTATCTCGCCGGACAGTTCTTTGCCGTCAACGATAGATGTCACCGCGATATGTTTCTGCTTCTCGAGCCAATAGTTCAGCTCCAATAAAAAAGCGCTGTGCGCCAATCGGTCAAACTCGTTGAACGGTCTGCCGTTGGCGTACAGTACAAAGCTGTGTTTGCGTTTCTCGTCACCTAAAATATCTTTTCCGACAAGCGCATCGCCCGAAGAATAGAGCCCGAAGTCCCCGTTCTTGTTTTCGGAAAAATCGACATGCAAGCCGTTGCAAAAGTCGTCTATTTTAGGACACTGAGAGAGTGTTTTTTTTACGGTTTCGATTATGTTCATCTGTTCGCCGCCTCCTGAGCGTCTTTAAGTATGTCGTCAGCTCTGTCGGCTTTCATACGTTCAAACCAGTGCGAACCTGCGAGCGGATTTTTGGTGGTATCATACGTCAGCGGTCTCCCCGTCGGGGCTTTACTCGGCGGTGACCACCAACCCACAATCTCGCCTTTTTCTTTGACTGGGATATTGGGCCCGTAGACCTCGCCCATATACAGATAATGCGCATAGGGTCCGAGCTGTTTGACCTCGCCCGAGCCTATGACGGTCGGAATAGTCAGTGCCTTTGACGATAAAAAGCCAGACTGATACGGGATATACGGCGACATAAACTTAATGACATCAGAGTCGATAACGCACTGGATTCTATACGCCCTTTGGTTCATATCCTTTGCAAATTGCGGATTCCAGTGAATCTTAACGTTTAATGTGCCGATATAGTCCATATCTTCGGGCTGTTTGACCGACATACCGTCACCTCACTTCGAGTTCCGTGTGACGCATTCCCGCCGAGCCATAATCGCACATCCGGCAAGCCATAACCGTGTGAACGTCATAGACCTCGAACAGGCGTTTTATGCTCGCGCTCTGCGCCTGTTCTGACGAGTTGTCAACGGATAAGGTCGCAGAGCCTTTGACAATAAAATCTTTCTGCGGAGTCAGCGAAACGACAGAGGGTATAAAGACCGTCACCGTATCGCTTTCGGTCGTTCCGCTCTTGTTCGTGGACGCAGATGACTTCATATCCCAAAACACTTTAGGGAATGTCATACGTTCGTATTTGCCCCCTGTGAGGCGGTACACGGTTGCTTTTGTGTTGGTATACATATCCTACCCCCTGTAAAGTAAACCCGTGTCACCGAGCCACAGACGCAGAATACGGCTATGTTCCTGCTGACTTTCGCGGCGTCTGTCCGCTGCCGACGCATAGGAGACGGAATAACTGCCGACGCTCTCGGAAGTCTTGCCCCCCTGACCGTCTGCGCCCTGTTCGGCCTGCAAGCTTTCGGCAAGCTCGCAACAGCATGATTTAATTGCTTCTGTCACTTCTTCAATTCGGCTAAATGTGTGCCGTTCAATAACCTTGGAGGCTCTGACCGCAAAAAAATCAAAGCTTTCCTTGCTCATTGCCTCGCCGCCGTGAAGATAGTCGTTAATGTAATAGTCGTAATCTGCGTACTGTGTCATTGTCGGTCTCCTTATGCGGTCTTGGGCTTAATTGTGATTCCGTTAAGAGCTGCCGCCTTGAGGGTATTCTTGAGAACCACGCCCGCAACAAGCTCAACTTCGCCGCTCTTGACTGCTCCCGGAGCGGTCATATCGGGAAGATAGGTGTTTATAACGCCCGTTCCCGTAGGTGCGATGCCGTGGAATGCGTCAAGTCCGAGGTTTACGGCGTAAATGCTCGAAGTTCCAGCCGCAGTTGTGGACGGGGTGGAAGTGCCTATGCAGTCAACGGACGCACTGCCGTTGTAATACTTGCCTGCGTCGAGCATAGGAATGTCGCCGTAATACTCAACCCAACGACCGAAGTCGTCACGCTCGCGGGAGTAATAACCAGCTCTGCGGGCGCAAGCTCTGACCTTGAGCAGAGTATCTCCGTTCATCAGGAGCAGAGAGGGCTTGCCGTCAACCTTGTGTACAAGCTCATCGAGCTCGTCAAGGAATGCGCCGTAATTGGTGTCGAGCTTTGCCGAATCGGAGAGGTCAACAGCGGAGGCTATCTCGGTAGACTTGCCCGCGAGGGTCTTTTTCAGACCGTCAAAGGTGTTCGGAACGAGACCTGCGCCTGTGGCCGCCGAAGTACCGTTAATGACAAGGTAGTGGAAATAGTTTGTTACCGCGTTAATTTTTTCGCGGAGCTGGAATGCTATCTCGTCAACTGCGCCCGAGGTGTTCTCAATGACGCGGTCAACGTTGAACTTACCGCCCATTATGATAGCCTTAGCGGTCTTTTCGATTCTTTTTGCCTCGTTTGCTTCGTACTCGGCGTTAATCTGTCGAGTGGTAGCGGTGGAGGGAGTCTGAAGCTGAATATAGCCGTAAGTCAGAGTCGAACCACCTGTTCCGGGCGAAATCGCGTTGTCGAATGTGAGCATATCGAGGAGCAGAGACGAACGTCTGAACTCGTCGATAACCATCTGGTCTACATGGTCAGCCATGCCGACCTTTGCTTCTGCAAGAGTAATTGCCATTGATTAAATCAGCCTTTCTTTGAAAATTTTTCGGAAAGCGCAGAACGAAGGGTCATATCGCCGTTCGGATTCTGCTTTCTTCCCGTTCCGCCCGCATAGGGCGGAGGTGTGTTGTTTTCCTCGTCAAAAAGATAACCGTTATCTTTCTTGAGGGTTTCGAGCGCGGCATCTATATCGTCGCGCTGATTTTTGCTCGCCTTGAGTGCGTCAACATCGAGCAACGCCTTGACTGCTTTCACGCTCTTACCTTTTTTGCCAGTTATAGCAAGGTCGAGCGCGTTCTCGAAGTCGAGGTCGGCGAGCTGTTGCTCATATTTTGTTTTCTGCGTGTTGAGGTCATTTGTGAGGCTTGTTATCTTGCCTTTTAAGTCCTCAACATCTACGCCTTCGAACTCTTTGAGTGAGTTTGTAGCGGTGTCGAGCTGACTCTTGAAGTTGTCGCGTGCCGCCGTAACCTTGCCGAACTCGGCAATGGTCTTATAGTTCTCCGCGACTGCCTTGTCGAAGTCTGCTTTCTTATCCTCGGAAACGGTAACACCGTATTTTTCGAGAATAGCGTGAATGTTTTCCATAGTAAAATCCTCCTGAACATTGCTTATATACCGCTTTGTCTGCGGTCAGAATTTAGCCACATGAACCAGTGGCGGGGTAAAAATGGATATAAAAACAGCGCCTCGCACGAATGCGAAACGCTGAGATTATTGATTTGTGTCAATCGTGTTTTGGGGTCAAAATGACCTTCACATCTTTCTTTTCTATTATCTCGCTATCTGAGACAACCGCAAGAACTTCGCCGTCCTCTGCGGTTATAATAACCTCTTCGTATTCCTTGCCTGAGATGTTCATTTAATCACTTCCCTTTACGGCTTCTCTGCCTTGCTTATAGCTGAATCCTGCCGCTTTCAGACGCGCAGTTTGTGTCCGCAGTCCTGCCGCTTTGGAGAATCGCGCATATTCCTGATTAAGGCGGGTATATCGTGTTCTCGCCGCCTTGAGTGCATCGTCGTCGCCCGCGCCCTCGAGAACCGTTATCTTTCGCTTGCATTTGCGGACAGCAGTTTCAAGCCGCCGCTGCGCCTGTGTCGCTTCATAGGTGGTGTAGTGCTTGCCTTGATATGTTATGCCGTCGGCGTTCGCCCTTTTAAAGGCTTCCAGCTGTTCGGCAGTGTATGTAGGTTCGGTAACGCCATAAAAGATAGGAAAAGCCGCATGACCGCAGTTCAAAGTGCCGATTCTTCTAACAAGACTGTTATTGAGCTCTTGATATTCCTCGTCTCGGTATTGCTTGCCTTGTATAGGTTCGTGGTCGGGAGCACTTGCGGCATGGGCTGATATTTCCCATCCGTCCGCGCCGTACTTCTCGTGATTTTGTTCGCTGATTTTTTCCTGCATAAGCCCGAGACCGCCCATAATGTTACGCCTGACCGCCGTTTCAATCGACGCTTTTGCGCCGCTCGCATAATCGACAGTGACAAGTCCGTTCCGATATAGGTTTCTGCAAGCCGTTTCAACTGCTGTATTATAATCCGTAGCACCCGTGAAAACCTGCTTAAAGGCATAGTCACAATAGGCGTTATATGCGTCATACAAGGGCAATCTCTGCCCGTATGGGCTTATCATGCCTATCGTCTGAGTTATGTTTTTAAAGCCGTCCTGCGCGAGCTCAACGGCCGCCCTAACTATCTGTATCAAGCTCTCGTTTTCCTCAAACGGAACACCTTCAACGGTCGGCAACTTTGACAAATCAAATTTATAGCCTTCTTCTGCCGCTTGTTCAAATATCTCATCTATCTCGTCGAGAGATACATTCAACAGTTCGGCAAGCTTTTTCTTGGCTTCTTTTTGACTTGTCCCGAGCTCTTGTATCTTCCAAATTTGATACCCTGCCGTAGAGGTTATCTGCCCCGCTTCGGCTACTCTGCGGGCAATATCCCGTAACAAGAAATCGGTCATCGGGTCTGTTATTTGCATCGCGAGTATTCTCAATGCGTCAATGCTGTCTGGCGGTAGCATAGTTACTCAACTCCTGCCGTCATGCTCTCTATCTCGGGCATATAGTTATCACGTATATATTTAATCGCTTCGGGAGTGTCCCAAGGCAGCTCGAAATACCACGCAATAGCTATTTCGGGACGAATCAGCCCCATTTGAACCATGACGCAATATTCGTTCCATGTCTTGTCCCGGTTATAAAGAACACCATCGCCATAGTCAAGAGTTACCTCGTCAGGGTCAATGGGTGTGCTTCCCTCAACTTTGTATATCGCTCCGAGCTCAGCGCATAAGGGCAACAGCTTTTTGACGGCATTCGTCCATATGTTCTGCAAGTCGATTATTGTTAGATTATAATCGCCGTCGGAAGATGTTATCTCCGTTGCCGTTCGTTCGGCTTCCTGAACATCTGACAATATGCCGCGCTTGAATCCGATGAGGCTTTCAATGTTTCGCAGATATTCCGTCTTTCGCGCGAGATAGCTCTGCTCGCGGAAAGCGGGCGAGAAGATAGTCACTCCGAAGTCCTGCGGATCTTCGTCGAACGACGTGAATATATCGTCCTCAAGACTTCGTTCTTTTATAATCGTCTTGCCGTCTTTGTCAGTCTTAGGTCGGGTGAGGTCTTCGGGAACCATTATCCGCGCCCTGCCGAGTTCAAATTCGCGGGAAAGTTGCCACTCATTGCGGTTTATCCTGTCGATGAGTTGAACTGCGGGCGCATAAATGGAAACTCCGTCCGCTGAACCGTCAACCGTGTTATATAGCGGCGTTTTAAGCGAGACAAGCCCGAGCCCCTCTATCGGTATATCAATCTCAGGCTCAAGCTCTGCATACTTTTCGAGGGTGTTCAGAGGGACTTCAACGCCCAACGTTCCCGAGTCGCTCGACCGATAGAGTCTAGTTTCGATTCTTAAAGTCTTGCCCGCCGTCCTGCGCTCGAGCAGTGTATAATATCGTCCGTCCTCTATCGTTGTTTCAGCCGTGCCGACGCTCGTCAATTCGTTACGCTCATTGCGTTCGAGCGGGATAAAACAATCTCTCCTAATTGGTACAAAATAAAAGCCGCCCGCATTCGGAACAGGCTTTATCAAGCACTCGCCTGAAACTAACGCCTGCTGAAATGCATCGCGCCGTATCTCTTCCAGCTCGTCAAGAACCTTCTCAGCAAATTCGTTGTCTGAGCTTGTCTCATACTCCGAGAATGTTGTCTTTGTGAGCTTATTGACGACAAGAACGGGCAACCGCTGACAGTCGTCGTAATCGTCGCCGAAGTGGTCAAAATACATCTCCAACCACTTTTTTATAGCCGATTTCATCTCGTTTGTCGTGATATCTTCGACCCCGAACGCATCGCCGAAATTATATATTTTACTGCAATTCAGCAGCGCAGATATAACGCTCATCTATTGCCCTCCGCATTGTTTATTACTATCTTTTTTAGTGACCTAACGCCGCGTTCAAGCCCTGCGATATACGCCCGCAAGCGCTCGTTCTCGCGTCTCAAATCGTCTATCTCGAGGTTTAAGCTTCGCAGTTCTTCGGTCATGCTTTCCTTTGCATACGACGGCAAGTATTTTTCTATTATCCACATCTTAATCTTCGTCATCTTTTTTGTACCCCATCCAGCGGAGCTCCCGCCTTAGCACTGTATAACAGAAGTAACGCATATCGTCCATTGCGTGGTCATATTCCTTTACAACCTTATCAACGGTCGATTTATTATCCCAACGATACATGCCGAACTCCTTCAAGATTCCCTGACAGCTCGGATTTATTTTTATGACGCCGCCCTTGACCATCTCAGAAGTGACTCGGATTCCGTCAATTACGTCGTTTTTTGCCTTGCGCACGGAAAATCTGCCGTGCTTCCTGATACAGGTTATAAAGCTCGCCGCAGACGGGTCAACGATTATTCGCTCTATGTCATAGCCTTCCGCTAAATCCTCAACCGCTTTATAGTATTCCTCGTCGGTCATTTGCTTTTGGCGTTTGCGTCCGTCATAGTAAAACTCTTTTATTCTCGTTGCCGTCTTGCCGTTTAAGCACCACAAACCCGCCGAGAATGGGTTAAGCGTGCCATAATCGACGGATATAAAATACCGCCCCTGCTCGGGAACGGTATCATCAATTAAGGTGTTTACATCGACATCGTACACAAGCCCGTCGGCAGCTACCCACAAGCCAAGAATAAACCGCTGATAAAATACGCCCGACGGGTAGAGCCTGAAATATCGCTCCCGTATGTCGTCGGTTAATGACGGGTTATCGGTCAACAAAAAGTGAATATGATAAACACGCTTCTCTTCTGGCTTTGTAACCCATTCTTCATAGAACCAATGTGCCGGACTGTCGGGATTGCAGTTGAACCACAGCTTAGAGCCCGATACCGAACATCTCGCAAGGGCTTGTTCCACGAACGAGCGAGGCATAAGCGCGACCTCGTCCAACAGTACCCCCGCAAGCGTCAAGCCCTGAATCAGTCCCGCTGAGCTCTCGTCTCTGCCGCCGAACACATAAAAAAAATTTGTTTTGTCGCCGCCGCGCACGGTCAACAGCTTGTTTGACCGCTTATAATTAAGCTCGAAATACGCTGTTAAATCGGTCATGCCGAGCAGAGGCGTTATTATGTTACGCTCTGCCGATTGGACGGTCTTGCCGCATATAGCGAACGTCTGCCCGTCAAAATATCGCATTGCCCAATGGATGAACGACAGAATCATACAGACGGTCTTACCTGAACGAACTGCGCCGTCGCATATAATAGCGTCATATTTGTCTTTATCCTTGCCGTGACACCAGCGCAAAATCTCTTTTTGCTTCGGCGACAGTGTTGTTATTTTCAATCGTCGTCACCGTCCAGTGCCTTGTAAAGCTCTGATATGTCGCTCTGCTGCTGACCGCCGTTCTCGGCTGCAAGCTCCATTAAAGCTTTAAATGCCATTGTGTCGCCGTTCATAGCTCTGTTAAGCTGCGCAAATATCATTGCTTCTTTGGCTGATATGTTCTTTTGGGCGGTTATCTCGCTTATATAATTAACCTCTGCGGGGTCGTCGCTGTTGAGGTACATCGACATAGCTCTTCTTACTAATTCTCGGGTATCTCTCAAGTCTCGGCGCACTTCACCGGAACGCTTTCCGCCCTTCCTCTGGTCTTCCACTGTTAATGTGTGCCTTTTGCCCCCGAAATTCGTCTGCTTAGCCATGCCACCACCTCTCTTTTATTTCCTTTGCTTATGCATATGGAATGATACCATGCTGCTGTATTATCACTCTGCCGCCGCTCTTCCATTGCCGCTTTTGCTTTTGCTGTTCTATAGCGACCTTTCTTAGGGAATCAAACGTATCTTTTTTCCCGCCGAACGAGAACTCTTGAAAATTGCTCTTAAACGTATATTCTTTAAAGTAATTTCTGTTAATCTTGACGGCATATGTATCTATCCCGTCTTTAGATATCATTCTGCGGAACTGCCAATCTTTGAGGTATATCGCTGTGTTGTCGCCCGTTACAAGAACAGGATTGCCCTTGACGACTGCGATATTGCTTGTCATTATTATCGCGCTGTCATTATCTTTCACTTGGTCGACGTAAAAATACTTGTTTGTTGTGTGTAGCACTTCTCCGAAAAACGGGTCTTTTGTTTTTCTTTTCGTGAACTCGCCGACTTGAACGTTGCTTTCGGGGATATCACTTTTTCCCGCGAGTGCTTCTCGTGCCGCCCTCGTTGTAGGTCTCGCACCCTTCGCCATAATATCACCTCAATGAATTACGCTTTTTTGAACTCGTATTTAAAGCCATATTTTTTTGCGTTTCTTCTCAACCAACGGTCAACGCCCTCGCTGTAGTCTTTTGCGGTCGTCTTTGCGCTTGCGAGTGCTTTTTGAAATCCTACGGCATCGAATTTCTGAGTTTTAATAAATATATAGTCGCCGTATCTGCCACTTGCAACTATTCCGCGCGCTCCTGTTTGTGCTGTTGTCAACATATCGGCCTTTGAGAACGCTCCGCCGCTCGGGTGATTATGGTATATTAATCGGTCTTTCAACTCTTCCGGCGTCCACGATACTGAGGAACGGTTTCCGTGTTTGTATGTCGTGATATATCCCTGTTCGTCAACGGCAAAGCCGTGTTCTTTTCCGGCATTTGCGTACATTTTTCTGAATTGTTGCAAAGTTTTCTCTTCTGTTGACTTTTCCTTGTCGACGTTTACTCGTGACGGAAAATCGTTTACTGTTTCATCTATACCCGGTTCTCCGCCATCCCCGAACGTGTCCCTTTGCCCTTCGCGCGACCCTTTCGGCATATCTAGTTTAAGCCCGCGCTCAACATAGGTTTCTATAATCTTTGCTACAACTTCGTTTTTGGCAAGTTCGTCAAAGGTCTTGTATATCTGAGTTTCTTCTGTTGGTATGTGGTAGAGTTCCCATCTGTGTTTGCTGACCTTGAAAACGATATAATCGCCGGAATAAATCGCATTGACATATTTATAAAGCCGTCTAAATTGTTCCGTCGTCATTAATTACCCCACCTTTTCTCTGAAAAGCTTTCTATCCTCTTGACATTTTTGTGTGTGACATTGTTCGGTATGTCCCCATAAATAAAGATTTTTTGCGGGCACAGAACATCGACCATTGTTTGATATTCTCGCTCCCAAATCGGGAAAGTTTCTGTGCTTTCTTTTACCCACATTGTTGATATGGCAACAATGCTATGCTTTGGTTCGCCGTCCAAATACCAATCGAAAGAGCGCTCATCAGTGCTCGCTCTGATAGTCGGGATAACGGTCAACCCGCATTCCTGCATATAGACCGCTACCCAGTGTTTACGGTAATGATTGAATATCTGTGTTGCCATAGGCATATCGCCATATGGTGAAAAGTCGGGAGACAGAACGCAAGCATATTCAGCTAATCGCTCAATATACTTTTCCGGAGTGTTCCAGATTCTCTCGAATTTATAATCATCTCGGAAAAAATGAACTCCTGTTTTGCTTTTCTCTTCCGCGCTGCGCTTGTCACTTAACACGAAATCGAACGGAATCCAATCTGCGACCTCCGGGAGCTGATATACGGGCTGTATCTCGGGTATGTCATATTTCCCAACGCCTGTAAACTGTGCCCGTTCGAGATTTAAAATATTTGCTTTGCGCGTTTTCGTCTCGAGCTTGTTCTTTTGCTTGACTTCGGGCGGCATGAAGTTAAACCCGAACTTACCCATATCAAAGTTGAATATGCCGCCGAGTTCCTTGTCGAGAAAACCGAAGTCCCATTCCGCTTTTTCCGCGACTTTGTTGTCCGCAAGCCTAAACGCTTTTATCTGCTCGTCGTCGAGGTCATCGGCAACAATGCAAGGAACTTCTTTGAGCTTGAGCTGTTTAGCCGCCTTGAGTCTTGTATGTCCGCATATAACTGTGCCGTCTCTTTCTATCACGATAGGCACTTTGAATCCGAACTGCTCTATACTTTCGGCGACATACTCCACCGCTTCGTCATTTCTGCGCGGGTTGCGCTCATACGGCTTTAAGTCTTTTACTTTTTTTGTGGTTATTTCCATAATATCACCATAACAAAGTGCTGTCGGCGGCTATCCGACAACCGAATAACTACCGACAACCAACGGGAAGGAACTAACTTATATAAAGGCGAATGAGCCTTTTGATAACCTAAGTTAAAATCCAAGTCACGTCTTTTCGTTAGCCATCGGGATTTCTGCGGCTTAACAAGCCGCCGCCGAGCACTCAGGCAACCCGATACTTAACTTCTCGCGCTTCCTCGCGCTTGGATTTTGGAGCACCCTGCGTGATTCGAACACGCAACCCGCTGCTTACAAGGCAGCCGCTCTACCATTGAGCCAAGGATGCAGATACTCGGATTTGACACCACTGGGACACATCGTTGAGAGGTGCGGATGGTCTGACGTACCGAGCTTGTAGCGTAACCCACACGTCCCCGCTGTACACACGGGCTTTTTTAGGCGGAACAAAGGATTCGAACCTTTGATGCACTTATGCGCATATCACCTGAGAGTTCCGCAAAGTGCCCTGCTATTGTACCCGCCGCAGGGCGAGGCGGGGAAAGGAGATAAAAAAAGAAAAATGAAAAATGGAAAAGAGAATGGAAATTGTATCAATGTCCGAGAGCTGCCATATCCCGTCCACCTCTACGCATATATAATACCATAACTGCGAACTGTATTTCTCTGTATTTTACAGTATTTTACTGTACACTTTTAGCGTTGAGGAGTTCTTCAAGTGCCGCACAAGCTTTCTTGTTCGTTTTCCAACACCACTCTCGGGAATATCCCATCTCTTCTGCAATGTCTTCAAAGCTCATCCTGCTGAGGTGCCTCAAAAGCAGGAACTCTTCCCACTGCGGCGGGAGTTGGCTCACAAGAGCCTGAAACTCGTTTTCGGCGGCGAATTTTTTCTGATATATCTCTATGATTTCGTTGCCTAAATCGACATATTGAGATATTAAGCTGCTCATTTTGTCCTCCGCTGTCTTCTGCACCGACTCGGACGGCGGGGCGGTAATTGATACCAACATATCAAACAGCTCCGATTTCTGACGCTGTTTGAATGACAATTCATTGTCAAGGTGCTTTATTCGGTTGACGTATTCGGGAACGGTCACAATATCACCTCTATCTCTGTTCTCGGATTTTCCTTGTCATAGCTTCCGCACAGCTGAAGCTCGACGTTTTTAAAGCTGTCATCTTCAATTATTCCGGCTTCCCGCAAGCCGTCGAGGATAAACTTGCCGTTGTAATTGTCCGGGTCGTGCCGTTGCCTTGTCCGGAAGAAGTATGTAATTCTGACAACACACTTTTTAATCGGCTCGGACGGCTTCGGGCGGCAGTACGCCGCGCACAAAGCTTCCCACTGCTTTTTATCCGCTCTGTACGCCCATACATTCTCGCGCCCCGCGAATTTGTTGAGCGACGGCGGGATATCGGGGATAGTGTAGATGTATCTTTTGCGCTCGCATTGCGGGCATACCTGCCGCCCTTCGGGGACTATCTCTCCGCAGCATATACATCTATCTGCATTAGCCATTGTTGTTACCTCCTTATCGACATAAATATACAGCCATTTGCTCAAATTCGTCCATTTTATCTTTTGGGAGCAAAAGGACTTTTTCATCTTCGCTCATGATGATATTATAGTCTCGCACGATTAAATCGCATATTTCTGGTTCGCTCATAAGTGCAAGCTCTTCCGCTGTTGCCATTTTATCTTTAAGCGCCAGTTTTCTTGCGTCCTTTACCATCCCCGCATAAAGAAGACAGTCGTTTAAATCTCTTCCATTCATTTCATTTACCTCCTAATAGCTCAGGGTTATCATAGATATTGCCAATAACCTCAAACTCGTAGTCGTAAAAGTTATTCATAACATAGCAAATATTGTTGCCATAAACTTGAAAACAGGATTCATCAAAAGCAACTTGATAAGGCTCCTCATCGCCTTTCAACAAAACAATATCGCCCTCGAAAATTTTCGTGCCGTTTTTGTCTGCCAAACCTGTGTACTGCCCTATCGTTTCAGGGTCTACCTCAAGCGAATATAGTGCGCTGGCATAATCGGGCACAATATAAGTGTTTTTTTCGTCAACCCAACCATAACAGCAGACATAGCCATACACCCACTCGCCGTTATATGTTCGCTTGCCACGAAATTCTATGTCACGCATTGTTATTCCCTCCGTCCATTTTTGCACCGCAGTTAGAGCAAAACGGTGTTCTAATATATTTTCTTGTTTCTTCATATCCTGTGGAGCACAAGTTTTCTTCACAATCATATTCAAGTGTTTCTTTAAAGGTGCTTGTATATTGTGCTTCCGCTCCGCAGCACGAACACACGCAAGGAATATCGCAATAGCCATCCTCAATCCATTTGCCGTGTTTAATTTTTTGTACATCAGCGTTAGCAATAAAATCTAGACAGCCAAACTCTTTAATTTGCTCTTCAATGTCGTTGCAGACTTCCCGCATATAGCAAACTTCGTTGTGTATGCAGTCTTTACAAGTCGTATTTCTACCTCCACCTATTTTCTTATGCAGCGCATTCAGCCCGTCGATATAGCCGACCCAATATCTGACATCGTAGTCGTTGCCGTTTTTGCAGCTGTCGTCAAGTCGCTTTTGTGCGAAATCTTTGAGCTTCGTGTAATCTTCATTCATCCTCTTCACCTACCCATTTCCCCATTTTTACATAGTATTTTTCTTTTTCAACATCTTTGACATACTCAAAACATGATGTTACGAATATTCGCCTATCAAAAATGGTTATTGCGAAATGTCCGTCGCCGTACTCGGTTTTGTCTGTGATTTTTTGGACACCGTACAAAGAATACGGAGCAGTGGCGTGGAGTCGTTTTATTTCAAGTGTCATTTTGTTTACCTCCCGCTTGAGCCGAATCCGCTGTTACCGCGTGCCGTCTCGTCAAGACTATCGACGACTTCAAGCTCGTCGCTGCAAATCGGTAAAATAACGAGTTGCGATATCTTGTCGCCCTTTTCGACCATGTAGGGAATCTGGGTGTTATTGTACAGCTTGACGCAAATACTGCCTGTATAACCCGCGTCAATAACGCCCTCGCTCGTTATGCCGTGTCTGACATTAAGTCCGCTCTTGCTTTTGAGGAATCCGACGAAACCACTCGGTATCTCGATATGTACACCAATGTCAAATATCGCGCTACCCTGTGCTGGGACTATCTGACACTCTCTTGCCATGATGTCAAATCCTGCGTCTTCCGGATGTGCCTTGTAGGGCTTGTATGCGCCTTTTTCTAAAACAATTTTCATTTTGTTAGATCCTTTCGGGTTTTATTCGTCATTCATAGGTTCGTTCCAGCATTCATAGCAGCAGTCTATCCTCGATTCTATCTTTGGACACCCTCCGCCGTATGTCATATTTCTACACGCATGAGGATACTCGCTTTTAGCCGATTTGTCCTTTGGCGCTTTTGGGAATTTTTCAAAAAAGTCCTGTGCGTATGTTTTTTTCGGGTGTTCGTTGCTCCACTTTCGCAGATTTTCGATTGCCTTTATAGCATCTTCGGCGCTTCTTGTTGCAATAGTGCTCTCGCAAAAAACAAACAGCGGGCATTGCTCTTTGTTGGATATATCAGCCCTGCACGTGGTGCGTGATTCACAAAGCCTTTTTGCTTCGGCAAAGAAGTTTATCGTTTTACTGCAATCCATAGTTTTTCCTTTCTGCCCGGACTTTCGCCCGGGCACTGCATTATTTTTTCTTGTAGGCTATCGGCTTTGACATGTTCTGACGTTCAAACTCCGAGATGTCATATGAAGCTTGTCCTTTTGGTTTGACATCTGCGGTCGGGGTCTTGCTATCACGCCGTGCCCAGTTTCTGATAGTGGCAAGGTGGTTTTTGTAGCTCTTGCCCGTGCTCGCCATATACGCGCTCAGGCGTTCGATTCTGTCAGACCAATCGAGGAACTCTGTTTTGAGCTTTTCGAGGTCTTCGTCAGACAGTAGGACATTTTGATATTCACCGTATTTGTGGCGCGTGGGCGATATTTCTTTATCCTTACCTATCCTATCCTTACCTAACCTATCCTTATCTATCCTATCCTTACCTGCGTCAACCAGTGGTCGACCGTTGGTTGACCGTTGGTTGACCGTTGGCATTTTTTCACTGTTTTTTTCATCGCTTATGAGCCTATAAGCGCGATTTTCGTCAACTTCCAAAAGTGATTTTTCCTCGGAATATGTTGTTTCCGAATATCTGTCTTTGCGAATATAATTGTGAATCCGCCAGTGCTTTATTACTACAACGCCATTGTCGAACGGAATAATAAACTTGCGTATTGCGAGTATGTTGAGGTCGTCTATACTTGCTCCGACAAATCGCATTATCTTCTTCGGCGAGTTTACGAAACCGTCATCGTCTGCCCGCATTGCTAAATCGTAATATAGCAATCTTGCGCTCATCGGCATGTCGAGAAAAGCGTCGCTGTCAATAATCGTTTTCGCAAACATTCTTCGCTCCGCCATTGCCTTAGCTCCTTTTTATCTTTTGAAAATGGGCTTGTACGGGAACGGTATAGAATCCCTCGCGCTCCGCTACATAGCGTCTGAGCCCTTGCACTCTGCGTGACAAGCTCTTGCAACGATTGTCTGTCTCATTGAGAAAAGCTTTAATCTCGACAATGTCATCGGAAAGCCAATATCCGACACTATGCGACGATGAGAGAATAAGCGCTCCGCCGTCCCTTGCAAGCTCTATCAGCTTGCGAACGGTTCGGTCGTCGAGCCCCGTATAAATGCAGAGGGCTTCGCGGGTGACTGCGTTTTCCTTGCCTTTGGGTATAAAGTCGAGTATGTTCATAATTCACCTCAGAACGGCAAGTCGTCGCTTATGGGTATTTCCTCGAAATCGTCGTTGCTCGGGGTCTGCGGCTTGTCCGCCTTTGACCCGCAGAAGCTGACCTCGTCTGCTACAACTTCAAATGCGGTGCGCTTGTTGCCGTTTTTGTCCTCATAGTTGCGCTGCTGAATACTGCCGCGAAGCGCTATCATTGCACCTTTCTTGAAATACTTTTCAACAAACTCGGCGGTCTGCTTCCATGCGACGATGTTGATGAAGTCGGTCTGCTCTCGCTGAAATCTGCGGTCAACCGCCACCGTGAACGATGTTACCGCTGTGCCGTTCTGCGTCTGTCTAAGTTCGGGGTCTGCGGTCAACCTACCCATGAGAATTACGCTGTTAATCATTGTTTAACCTCCTGCTGTTTAAAAAATCTTTTGTTGACATTCCGTATACGCGGCGGATTCTGAGCTCGCATTTAAGTTTTTCGATTGCGTCGTCGCTTGCCGTCTTGTAAAACTTGCATTTGTCGCACTCGCGCTTTATTAATGCTTTGCAACCGTTATCTGTTGCTGAGCCATAAGCAAAACAGTTACGCTTCTCCATTTTTTAACCCTCCTAAAGGTAGTTTTTTCCGAAAAGCCTGATAAAGTCATCTTTATCCCAGCCGTAATATGACATCGCTTTTTTCTGCGCTTCGCGGTGCAACTCGTCCATCACCGCCTGATTGCCGTGAACTGCGTTCTTGCCGTACATATGACATCCCATATGGCAGAGACGGACTTTCAAGCCGTATGCTTCGCTCGCGTGTCGTGCTGAACCTCCGAAGCAGTGGTGCCAGTCCATAGGTGCGCCCGACCTGCCGCAAAGAAAGCAAACATCTTCGTCCGCTTGAAGAATCGACCTCATCTCCACGCCTCCTTTAGCCGTTCGAGCTCTTCCGGTGTCATCGTCTCTATGCCCTGCGCTTTGCACTCTGTTACAATCGTATCAATCAGCCGTGACATTTGGACAGTGTCATAGACCGACGAACCGTAATAAAGCTGTATACAAGTGCAATCTGGGATTTTTGACGGGAGTGTGACTGTCAACCAACCCAAGCCGTTGTGCTCCCACCCGTCGCGGAGCTTGTCGACCGCCTTGTTCTGCACGCAGACAGTCTCAAAGTTATCGCCGATTTCCTTTATTGCACTTTGGTATATCTCTGACATCGGCAAGTGCAGCTTTGCGGCGAGCTTGCCGATGAGCACCCAGCAATAGGCATTTGCGTCGAGACTGCGCTTGCGCTTTTTCTTCTCGACGGTCAACTCATAGGGCTTGTCCGAAGAATTAACCTCTGCCACTATGCGCTGACCTTCTTCGCGGTTCTTGACTTTGAATTTGAGATAGAATCCGTCAGATTCTAACAGCCAATCGGCTTTTTCAATCGTCATGACTGCTCCTTTGCCGCTTTAAGCCACATAGCAATTTGAATTTTCGCCGTTGACGCGAGATTGTCGGTTATAGTTTCGAGAGACGCGCCCTCAGGGGCTGAAATTTGGCGCATAAGCGCGTTTTCCACTTCGCCTATGCTCTTCCCTCTGAGCTCTCCAAACTCGCTCATTAGGGCGGTTATCGTAAGATTTAGAGCTTTGCGGTCAATCTTTTCGGCTGAGCTGTCTGCTTTAGGCTTTTTTGTCGCGTTTCCATGTTCTTCGGGCAAATCTTCGCCCGCATATATGTACAAGCCCAAGCCGTGCCGCGCACAGGCTTTTGTCAGCGACCGCTGAATTGATTTATTGACATCATATGATGTAACATTTTCAACCGGGATTGACTTGTTCTTATAGTCCATAACGGGCAGATATTCTATGTGCTCGATTCCGTTGACGGTGACTCCAGTCTTGACCCAGCAGGTGCGCCCGTCGGTGTGGTAGTTCCAGCCGTCGGCATTTTCGTATATCGTATACGCCGCGTCAGGGTGTTTTTTCTTTATTTCGCCCCACGCCCACGCCCACGAAAGATAGGTCAAGTTGTTCTTCTTTTCCGTGTGTTCGTTCACGTTGACGTTATTTAATTCGCAAAAATAGTTGCTCATTTTTACAGCTCCTTTACTTTTTCGCCGAACCATTCTTTGTCCTCGTCGATGAAAGGTTTGCAGTCAACGCGGCTTATTTTGTCGGCTTCTTTTAGGTGATTTATTAAAATTTCGTTTATTTCGGCGTCGCTCAACAGCGATACCACAAGGTCACTGATTTCGACTGAACTTGAACAGTTGTCGCTTTCACAAAACTTCTCGCAAGTGTCAAGGTCAAATCGATATGTATACAGGCAACCGTCGCAAACATCGCCGTCCATCTCGTCGCGAGTATAATATTCGCCGCAAACTTCACACTTAACGGCTTCGCTTATACTGTCGCTGTGGCAGAACGGGCAAACGTCTAAAGTTTGATATGCGGGCTGTCCGCAATATTCGCCGACCTTTTCTCTCACACCGTCGGGGTACTCAAAAACTCGCTTGCAATCATCACAAATTAGCATTTGCAGCTCCTTTCTATCTTCTGAGCCTAACAGGCAGAAGAATGTACGTGCTCATTTCGTCCTTGAAAACCATCGGCGAAACTGGCGAGCTTACCAAAAACCTATCGGTTTCAGCCGCTTTTAAGACGTTAAAAAGGTATTTAGCGTTGACGCCGAGCGTTAAATCGGCTTTTGTCTGCGCCGCAACAGAATCGTTGGCACTGCCTATCGTTGCCTTGACGGAGAGCTCTATTCCGTCGCTTGAGAATGACATCTTAACGGGCTGTGTCTCTGTGCTCGCAAGAATCTGTACTCTCTCGCAAGCCGCCATAAGCGACTTAAAATCAGTCTCTACTAAAGCTGTGTCATTGGGTATGACCCTTGCAACATCGATTTCCCACGAAGTTGACATCAGCCTTGAAAATAACGTATAATCACGAGTTCGGGCAACAATGTGTTTTTCGGAGATAGATATTTCCACTGCGTCCGTCGCGTCTAAAAGCTCTGAAAGTGCTTTCGGAGGTATCATTGCCGTTCTCTCGTCAACCGCCTTGCTGAGCGGTATACTTGATTCCGCGAGCGTAAAGCCGTCTGTCGCGCAGAGTTTAAGCTCGCTCGATATAGTCATTCTCACACCCTTATCTTCATCCGCGCAAAAGACCGTCTTTTTAATCAGCTTGACTAACTTCTCACCGTCAACGCAACAGGTCACGCCGTTCTCAGTCGTCGGTAACGCGGGGTACTGTTCCCAAGGTATTCCCTTGACCTTGAGCTTCGAACGCCCGTTCTGAACGATAAGAACATCTTCGTCCGTTGATAGTGCCGTCTCGAACTTTTGGAGCTTGCCCGCCGCGTTTGTCAGAATCTTCGCGTCGGCGATTATCGCGCCCGGTTCCTCAACCATAGCGGGAATGTGAACGGATATTCCGATTGTAAGGTTATATCCCGTCACGGTCAGAACTCCACTTTCCGCCGAGAGCAAGAGTCCGTTTGTAGCCGGAGACGGCGATTTGTCGATAACTCTCGCGGCTTTGGCACAAGCCGCTTTGAGGTCGTATGTGTTGCATGTCAATTTCATTGTTAAGCTCCCTCCATTAAGTCAAACAGCGTCGGTGCGCCTATCTGTGCTTCTGCCGCTTCGAGATAGCCCACGCCATCGCGGAAATAGTCGGGGTTAAGTTCGCAGCCGTAGCCCCTGCGCCCCAATTTAACCGCCATGTACGGAACGGTCATAAGACCGCCGAACGGGTCATATACAAGGTCGTTTTTGTTGGAATATCTGTTTATTACCCGCTCCACGATATCGAGCTGCAACGGGCATACATGAAGATTCTGACGGCGTCTGCTCTGCGTTGTGTTGAGTGTGCGCATACGGTTGATATCGTCCCATATCTCGTCGCTCCAACTGCCGGGCGAGACCACTGCGAAAGTGGCGGGAAGATGTCCCTTTTCATCAAGTTCTTTGGCGAGTTTTACGTGGTCGGCGTAGTCGTAGACCGTTTCGCGGGAATATTGACGATACATTCTCTCGAGCACTCGAACGGGCGCGTTCTTGAGTTCCTCGCGGGTGACAAGTCGGTTCCCGCTTGACCGCTGATAACCGTTCGCGTCAATCTGCCACTGGGCGCGGGTATAGTCGTCTTTGCTTTTGGTGACGGGGACATCTGCATATCCGTCCGTTGTATCGCTCGGAAGTTTTCGGAAAAGCAAGATATATTCAGGACAGCCGACGCCCATCTTTGTGCCGTCTTTGCACTGCTCTGTCCAGCCGAGACGGTGAGTCTGATTGTTTTCGCGGACAACATCTGTACAGATGGTTATCATGCCGAAGTACTGAAAGCCGTGCTTAAGGTAGTGACTTATACACATCGCGTGGAACGGTTCAACTGTCGGGAATCCCGTGCCCGTCGCGTTGCCGAAGAGAACGCGGTCTTTGACATGAATCGCGCAAACTCTGCCGGGCTGTAACACGCGAAGCAGTTCCGGCGTGAGATAGTCCATTTGCTCGAAGAACTGTCTCGTTGTCGCGTTGTGACCGAAGTCGTTATATGACGGTGTATATTCGTAATGATTGGAGAATGGGATTGACGTGTGAATCAGTCCGACGCTATCAGAGGGCATTTTTCGTGTCTCGTCAACGCAGTCGTTATTTACGGCCGTGAACCTTTCTCTCTTAACTTCCACTCTTTCAACTCCTTTACTTCTTTTTAGCTGTTCGGCGATATGCGGAGACGACAAGCCATAATTTTTAATGATTTCGG